GTAACTGTCATTGTTGGTTGATGTACTGCTAAATCGGCTGAATCTGGATATATTGCTATATAAGGTTTTGTTTCATATCCAGAACCACTATCGGTTAATGTTATTTCATTTAATACACCAGAATCTAAGGATGCCACACCAATAGCAGATCCTTCAATATTGACCACGGGTGTTGCGGTTAAAAATGTACTACCTTCTTCAATAATATCAACAAATAATATTGATAAAGATTTGGAATTTTGTTGTATATTCCATTGATCTGAACCATTATCGGATAATACTTTTACTACAGGTACATAATCAGTTGTTATGAAGTTAATATCTGACACTTCACCCATATATTTCCAAGTATACCCATCGGCTGTTTTGAATGAACCAACTACTGTATTAGTATCAGTAGGTTCGGCTATAGATGGAGAATTACCGTTATTATCGACACATATATAAATTCTATTTGATGAATTGGTAACATAGTATGTTATTGAATCTAATTCAACATTATTGACGTATGAATCATAGGTAGTATTCGCAGTCCAGATATTTCTTTTTATTGATAAAGATGCGTTTGATGATCCCATTTTCTTGAAAAATACGCTATTTTGTGAATCAATATAATCATTTTCTGTATAATTCATTGCTTGTGGGGGATTTTGTTCATCATCCCATTCTTCGGTTCTACCTAAAGACATAAATAAATTATTTTGATAGAAATTTGTGATTAGTACAGGTTCTACGTGTTGCCACATTACACCACCATCTGATAAAACACCCGTAACGTGTGTTGGTGGAGTTACACCTGTTATTCCAGACGTTGTTGCCACATATTTTCTATTATTATTAACTATAACATCGTTTATTGTGGTAACTGTTCCCGAACTCCAAGTAGATATTGATCCACTTGAAAATAGATTTAAAAATTGATTTGCGTTAAAAACTCTTGCTTTATCTTTAATTATTGATGCCACGTTAAAATACCTTTATTGTTATTATATCTATTTATCTATGTTAAACTTTGTGTTATGTACGATTCATTAACTTTATTTAGTTCTACTTGTTTTCCATTTAAAACAGAATTTATACTTTCATCCCCAAAATCACCAATATTGTAGTTAAAATTCTGTAATAATTTTTCAGAATCCAAATCCCTTAAATTGTGACCTACCATTCTAGTTTCTGATTCTGTATTAACGGATAAAGATATTACCTGTTCCGAACCAATTAAAAAGTGTTGTATAGCTTCTGATATTACAGATAATATTCTATTTAATATGGTTGATGAATTTACGAATCCTATAATATCACCATCTAAGGTGTTAGATTCATATAACCATTTGTTGAATTGTATTAACCCTGCTGGATGTAAGTTTTTCTTAATAGCATACTTCCATTTATTAGGTGGTTCGTAACTTGACACCAAATAACTAAATTTCTGATAATAATAACTATCGGTTAATACGTTATTATGACTTGTAAACCCCTTTTGATTTACAAGGTATTTTGGAGTAAAAAATATATTTTTAAATTTTGGATCTAAAATTGCTCCACTTCCAGCACTGTCAATATTTAATACTATTGAACTTTCATCATATATCAATCCACCGTTTAATATTTGTATTCTCTTTATAGAACCTAAATTATCACCCGTTAATTGTAATATTGGTGATATTGTATTTTCACCATTTTCTGGATTGTATATTTCACCATATTGATCATTTTCATAATTATATCCTTGTGATACTATTTCGGTTGATAATATGCTACCATTACCATCAACTTTTCTAACAATAGCAGTAAATCCATATCCAGATGTTAAATTTGAATTTGAAATTGTTATAAAATCATTTTCTACAAAACCAGATCCACCGTCAACTATATTAATATTGTTAATTCTACCTTTATTAATAGATGTGATTTTGGCATTTGTACCAGCATTGCCAGTTGTTGGATCGTTATCAATATAAATACCATCCCCTATTGAGTACCCCTTACCATTATCGACAATTTCAATTTCATTAATGGTTTCTATTACATTGGTAGAATATATAACATTATCAATTTCTAATTTCAATTCCATATTTTGCTGATCGTATAATCCAGAATCAAATGATGATAAAAATGCTTGAAAATACACATTTCCTAAAATATCGACACGTTCTAATAATTCATCAACAATAGTCTTATAATTGGATATAGTATCGAATATGTATATGACACTATCATCATTAACAAAATATTCTTTATTTGTTGATTTTGTTATATTCATTACAAAATCACCATCATAGATATTATCAGATGTAGCTAACATCAATTTTCTAGGATAAGTTATATTAACGTCTTTATTGTACAGAATTCTAAATATAAATTTAAAGGAATCTTCTGTTCCCTTTGATATGTAAAATTCTCTAATAAGTTTGACCAATTCTTTTTTTGGAATTTGAATATCGTATGATGGAATATCGCCAGCAAATTCGATTAAAAATTGTTCAACAAAATCATCTTCAGCTTGATCAATGTCAATGTTTTCTTGATAACTATTAATAAATTCCGCAAAATTGTCAGTTTCATCTAACCACTCAAAATATGTTGTAATAAAATCAACAAATTGAGGGTACGATTCTTTCGCAAAAGTAGGTAATTGTGCTTTAACTAATGGTGCTAATTTCTTACTCGACATATTGCTTCACTTTAATTGATAATGAATTAATTTTAATTATGTTGTTTCTTAATGGGTAGAAATCTGGTTCTACTGGTAAAGATTTAATTATTAATTTATCCCCTTCAACTATTTCATCTATTACGATATTTGATGTGATAATAACACCACTATCATAGTTAATTTCACCAAAGTATTCATTTGTATAAGTGTATTGTGTACCATCAATTAAACTTTCATAATGAATTACAATATTACCTTCACCATCATCAACAAAATAACTAGGCAAGCCACGGAAAATAAATTTATTACTTTCAATTGTATTCTTTATTACTTGACCACTAAAATCAATTGTATATGATTGTGACGTTTCAAAAGAGGGTGAAATGTGTTTTTCTAATTCAATATAATTGTATGTACTTGTTATTGATGAATCTGAATTTAAAATATGCTCATATAATCTTGAATTTGAAAAATATCCATCAAATTTAGAAACATAATTGGTATCATAATCCATGATTGTTTCATTTACTATTGTGCTTATTTCTCCCGAACTCTTTATTGTATGAATAGGGTTAAATGTGGTTTGATTTTTAAGATTTAGATACAAGAAATCAACATCAACAATAGTGGTATCCATTGTCACTATATTATACTTATCTAATATTTCATTTTGTATTTTTTGTTTTGCCTTAGATGATAATACATCTCCGATTTTCGGTTTTATTGATATAAATACCCTACCGTATACTTTATTATAATTATCCTCACCACCCCAAATATTAATTGATTGAATATTGTTGTATTCAGATAATAATATTGATTTATAATCATCTAACGTAACTAATCTATTTTGTCTTTTATAATGATTGGGTACATTGAATTTTAACTCTTGTAAAGTTTCTTCACCTCTACCACCAGATGAATGAGTTTCTGTATCAATAGTAACATCAACAACACTTAAATCATTACCTATTAAATCATCACCTGTATACACAAAGGTTCTAGCATCATTACCCAATTCCCCCGTATTATTTACATAAGAAATTTCAATATAATTATTATTTTCAAGTTTTTTACCATATACACCATTTCCAAAAAATATCTCATAATAACCCAAATCATCAGTAGTTATAAAGAATATGGCTGAATCTCCATCAACTCGCATAAAATCATCTACAAGTTTAAATGCGGTATAATTGTCAGATGTATCATTTTCATAGACTTTAACTCTTATTGTTCTATAATCAACATCACGATTTGTTAATATAAAGGTAGTATTCCAAGTTGATGTGGATTGAGCATCATATACATAATAATCATTAGCAAATTCACCCTCATAAATTTGAATAGTATCAGTTTGATATTGAAATCCATCGCTAGAGATTGACTTATTATAAACGTATACATCATCTAATAATACAAATTTTCTTACCGTACCCGATATATTGTTAGTTGATTCCGCAAATTCACCCCTATTAATCGTAAATTTTTCATCATCAGGCTCATTATCCACATTAATATCTAAATGAATATTAATATCTGATATAGCAGAAAATGATGATTTTGGTATATAATTGAGTAATTTTGCTTTACTGGTTAAACTTTCCCTTAAATTAGAACTATCAATGAATGATTCGTTTGCTAATAAATGAGCATAAGTACCCATATAGAAAGTATTATATGCTAACGTATCTAATATGACATCAAATCCCGTACCATAAAAGTTATAGTCTTTAAATTTCTCTTGACCGTGTAAAAATTCAATTAAATT